CCACGTCCCTCGGTTTACTTTAGAACAACTAAAGGTAGCGAAGCAGGATATGGAAATCGCTGGTTCGATGGATGCCCAGAAATTCTTGACAGTAGTTATTCACGATGGTAAATATATCGTTCGCACGCCTAATGGTGGACATCAAGTAATGCTGCACGAGGACTTATCTGAACACATGCGCAGATCGATAGGCTTACTAAAGCTGGTAGAGCCTAGCCAGTTTGTCGGGGGCGCAGGGTTCAAAGGTAGGGACGACGTGTACTTTGTATCTAACCCACAAGCATAAACATAATGAGCATACTAAAACGCAACCCGCAGGGCAGACCGAAGTTGAACGATCACCCACTCCTCGACCACTTGATAGCGAAGGGGTGGGCAGAGAACGATAGGGGTATCGCCATATTGTTGGGGCTTAGCCCGTCTACGGTTAGTAAAGTGCGCAGTGGAATTAGAGTTGCGACAAGCGACTTTATCCTCGCTGTGCATGACGCTACCCGCATGCCTATCAAAGAGATACGGAGGTTAGCCTATGAGATATGAGGTCTACGACGAGGACGGGAAGTTATTCCGCAAGTTCTGGACTAAAGAAGAAGCACAAAGATTTTTGCAGCAAGGCTGGAAGTTAGTAACCAAGGCTAAGCAAATAGAAACTAAACCTAACATTGTTAGTCATGGAGAAGCACGATGGTAATTGCAAGAAAAGCTGAACGGTTTGCGAATGCGTTATTAGAGATGCCGATGCGCGAGAACGACCTAGAGATAGCAGCACTACTGAAAGACTTAACTAAGGTCTACGAAGCCGCATTTGACATGGTCTATGCAGACACGCACGAGCAAAGCAAAAAAGCTTACCTTGCTATGTTCAAACTAATAAAAGGAGAATGACATGAGTGATGGAATCGACTACCGCCGTGAGATCAAAGCGTTCATTGCGGCTAACAGCGAGATGCTAGGCGGCATTACAAGCGTGGTCACACGCACAGGCGAGAACATAGACCTGAACAACATGACGGACGAGCAAGCTAAACGTGCTGCTGAGACGCTGTTCATCATAGGCATGCCAACGAGACTTGGCGCGTTAGCTAAGCGGTAGGGGGAGACAGTGGATACGAAGTTTTGCACAAGCTGCCAAGCGACGAGATCGACTGAAGGCGGGGAGAACAGGGTCACACGCGGCGTGACGCGGTGGATATGCCGACCATGTCTGGAGCGCAAGGCGGTCAGCATCTACCGCAATGTAAGTAAGGAGAAGCGATGAGAAAGCTATTTATATTGTTACTGTTGGTCTGCGGGTTGGCGCACTCAGAAGAGTGGATGGAGACCATGAACGAGGCGGGCGGGAAGATTTTGTTTTTTAACACCCTATGCACAGAGAGCACCGTGGGTAAGATGGTTATAGCCTCGACAAGAGATGGCTCGACACTACACGGATGTTGGTACTTCTTCGCCGACATGGTGCATGTTGTGTGGATTGGGCAGGGTGGCAAAACTTCTACGTATGACCCCAAGACACTGACATATAGGAGGTCGCCGTGAAGTGTCCTAATTGTAATTCTCGGTCAACGGTAATCGACACTCGCCAACTTAAATCTCATGTTAGACGAAGGCACATTTGCGATGGTTGCAACCTACGTTTTACAACACACGAAAAAGTTGTTGATACAGGCGAAGTAGCCGCAGGCCGCCGAACGCCGGAACACATGGCGGAAATGCGAAAGCAAGCTAATAGGTGGGGCAACAAAGCAACTAAGACATTACTAAAGCGAGGTGCGCCATGACTACATTTGTTTTAGCTTGGGTGTTGGTGACGTATGATTCATTTAACTCTGGTATGCAGTATTCACCACCGCTACACACGCTAGAGGATTGCAAGCGTCTTCAAGAAGTAAGAAAACAACTCACGATTAAAGGGCTCGATCAATGCGTACAGCTAAATGTAATGAGAGGAGCGCAGCGATGAGCGGAGACCATAACATGTACCAAAAACCGTCGATTAAGGTTGACGGCGTGGATTTAGTGGCTGAAGTTGAAATGCTTAAGCGGCTGTTGCTCCAAGCGCAGAAGAAAGAATGGCAGGGGCTGACGGATGAGGAGATTATGTCGCTGTTGCCCGGTGCAGTCAGGCTGCCGCCGGGATGGTCTGAAACTGTTCGCGCCATCGAAGCCAAGCTGAAGGAGAAGAACGGATGAAAGCATTTCCGAGGCAACCAATTTATTACGCCGAAACAAAAACTGTCGATAAACAGGACGGCATGGACTTGCGCGATTACTTTGCTGCTAAAGCTATGCTTGGTTTTATTGCTAGTTCACCGCAGCCTCGCAATTACAACGAGCATGAAATGGCAAAAATATCTTACCAAATGGCGGATGCAATGTTAGCCGCGAGGGGGTTTTGATGAACCTAACAATGTTATGTCTACTGAAATAAAAGTAAGACGAGGGCGGGGGCTCGGTAAAAAGCCTCGGCATGCACTCACGAGCATACGCATACCGGTATATGTTCTTGAGTATTTCAAAGAGAACTTCGACAACAGCACATCCAAGATGCGCGAGGTTCTTGAACTTTATGTAATAACCAAAGGAGAAATGTATGGCAAGAGTAACAGCGAAAGCTTACATCATCAGAAACCCGAACGCCTCAGCACTGGAGGTTATGGCAGCGACGGGGGTGAACAAGGCAACAGTCTACAAGCAGAAGTGGCTGCTCAAGAAACAACTTGCGAGTGGTGTGGACTTGTCATCCCTGAAGGTGCGGCGTGGTCGCCCACGCAAAAATAAGCGGCCTATCGTGTTGGATGAGATTAAGCTCAATCCAGATTCAGTGAGTAAGTTAGTACACGCAGCGACAAGCGGTAAGAGTGTTGCTGATCTCGTCAACCACCCCGCGCACTATACCGACGGTGGCATTGAGGTTATTGACTTTATTGAAGCTAAGCGCCTTGGATACCATCTGGGTAACGTAGTAAAATATATCTGCCGCGCCGGTAAGAAAGGCACTAACAACGGCTTGGAAGATTTGCGCAAAGCACAATGGTATTTGAAACGCGCCATTGAACGCAACGAAGTCTACCCCTCTAATAAATAGCAGCCCCCCGCTGACTTTTGGCACGGCTAACCCCCGTGCCTTTTTTTCGTCTTTTTGTTTCAACCCCCTTGACAAAGTCAAACATGCCTGTAAACTCAGTGCATGGCCTCTACACCCGAAGCAAAAGTTAAACTCAGCGTCGTTAAACTGCTCAAGCAGTACGGCGTCTATTTCTTCTTCCCCGCTACGCACGGCTACGGACGCTCAGGCGTACCGGACATAGTCTGCTGCATCAAAGGCAAGTTCTTAGCTATTGAGTGCAAGGCTGGCAAGAACGAACCTACAGCGTTGCAACAGCGCGAGATTCTACAAATACAACAATCAGGCGGCATGGCAATGGTGGTCAAAGAAGACCTAACATTGTTAGAGTTTTTATTAAAGGAGCTAACTTATGAGTGAGATGGAAGCCGAGCAAGTAGAACTAAGTGCTGGCGTGGCGTTATTGTTACAGCGCATGGAGTCGCACCCCGAGGAGTTCAAAGACCCCACGCTCGGTAAGTGGAACCATGTGCTTAGCGTAGTAGAAGAGCGCATGTTCAACCCGCAAGGTAGACGCAGAGCGGAACCGTGGATGAGCGACGACGAGGTACGCGCTATCTGGAGCGGCTACACAAAACTCAAACAGAAAAGCTTCCACAGCTTTGTGATGAAGAAGCTGCTGGATGATAGCGAGGAAGAGCCGCAGCTACGGGCAAACCCGTATCCCTTTAATCCTGCCCAGCCTATACAACCCGGACAATTCGTAAACGTGACAACCCAGACTTCAACCGGCCCAATAACCCTAGCAGGTAACACCACAGTACAAGGAACACTTGATGCTGATCCTTCACCTGCGTTTCTTGCAAAAATTAAAAAGGGTCTCGGCCTGTGAAAATAATCGCGTTGGACTTTGAGACGTACTACGATAAAGAGTTTAGCCTTAAGAAGCTAACAACTGAGGAGTACATCCGTGATTCGCGTTTTGAAGTTATTGGAGTGGGAGTTAAGGAAGATGATGGGTCACCTGCCACATGGTTTAGTGGAACACAGACGCAGATTAAGAAGTATCTTGATTCGCTCGACCTCGGACAACATTTGGTATTGGCTCACAACGCTATGTTTGATGCCGCTATATTGCATTGGCATTTCGGCATTAGTCCTCGGGGTTGGCTCGATACGCTTAGCATGGCTCGGGCACTACACACTATTGAAGTGGGTGGAAGCCTTGCGGCACTGGCTGAGTACTACGAACTCGGAGCAAAAGGAACCGAAGTCATCAAAGCCGAAGGCAAGCGTCGTACGGATTTCACCGCCGAAGAACTAGCTGCGTATGGCGAGTACTGTAAGAACGACTGCGACCTGACGCTAGAGCTGTTCCGTATTCTTAGCCAAGACTACGCGAAGGAAGAGCTGAAGCTAATCGACCTGACCATCCGTATGTTTTCGGAGCCGGTGTTGCAGTTAGATGCGAACGCTTTGCTCGACCACATGCACGAGGTGCAGGTAGAAAAGAAGCGGCTACTAGATGCTGTGACTATGGTGGACAAAGACCAGCTTATGTCGAACGACAAGCTGGCGGCAACGCTGAAGGTGCTGGAGGTAACGCCACCTACGAAGATAAGCCCAACTACAGGCAAGGAGACCTACGCCTTTGCCAAGTCAGACGAGGCGTTCAAGGCATTGCTTGAGCATGAGGACGTTCGAGTGCAAGCTATTGTGGCTGCTAGGCTAGGCGTTAAGTCTACGCTGGAGGAGACACGCACCCAACGCTTCATCGAGATCGCCGGACGAGGCACGTTGCCCATACCCCTACGCTACTACGCAGCACACACCGGACGCTGGGGTGGGGATGACAAGGTGAACATGCAGAACCTACCGAGAAACTCTCCGCTCAAACACGCAATCATTGCCCCCGAGGGCTACATGATGATTGATTCGGATTCCTCACAGATCGAAGCGCGGACGCTGGCGTGGCTGGCGGGGCAGGATGACTTGGTCGAAGCATTCGAGCGCGGTGAGGACGTGTACAAGAAGATGGCCTCGGCTATCTATATGAAGCCCG